GTGCCGCTTGCACCGCACACCGGAATTCACGTTCAGGGGAACCCCCGCCCTGCGGCGTATCTCATCGGCCATGCGGACGGTTTCCTCTGCGGGTTCTGCGGGGAAGCCGTTGCAGTATTTCCCGCCGCACTGGCACCGGAATTCCTCCCGGGTGAAGTACTTGATGTCGTCCCAGAACGTCCCCGTCTTCGGCCCGACGCTGCTTTCCGGCTTCTCCGCTTTGATAGCCGTCCCGGCAATCGCGCCAATCAGCATTTTCTGGGTAGCTGTTCCCGATATCCCGTCCACGGTAAGTCCGTAGTCGGCCTGAAACGCCCGAATTGCCCCTTGGGTATTCCTGCCATCAACGCCGTCAATCGAGCCGGGAGAATAGCCCAGATAGGTCAGAAGGCATTGAATTTGCTTTACCGTCATACGTTCACCTCTTCCCAGCCCTTGGGGTATGCGGAAGGAGACCATACATTATTGGCCAACTTGGAGCGATACACCTTGCCCCCCTCCGTGCAGCAGTCGCCCTTATTGTAGGGGCTGGTAGCCATGGCGACGAACGGCAACGCTTTCGCTGGGTCTGTGCTCCAAGCAAACCCCCACTGTGCGGGAAGTTCCTCCGGCTCCTGGGTGTAGATAGTGCTGTCATAGGGCTGCACCAGCCGCACCACACGGCCAGCAGACGATTGACACACAAACCCGGCCTTGCGCTCCAGCATGTTTTTGTTTGCAACAGCAGCTTTGAAACTGGGGATGTTGCTATCCATAGCATTTAGTTCGGTGCCTGTCATGTCTGGGGCTTTTTCTTGTAGGGCAAGCGCGTTAGCCCTCCCCTGGGCATACATGATGCTTTTTCTTTCCTCTTGTGTCACAGACTGTCAACCCCCTTCTTGTAGGCTTCATCCAGCTCTTTCAACTGTTCCTCGCCGCCGCTGGCTTTTATTTCCGTGATTTTTGCAAGGATGGCGTTTTTGCGTTCTTCTATGGTCATCATGCGTTATTCACCCCCAGAGCGGTTTCAATTTCAGACAGGGCAGATTCGTATTCGGCATTCTGAGCAATAACCGTCTGGTATTGCTCCCTCTCATACTCCCGCTGAGCGGCGTCCAGCTCCGCCCACGGCTTCCACGGGGCAATCATTTCGCCAGTGAATATCACGCCGTCGGCGCGTGTCCACGTCTGTCCCGCCGGGATGAAGCGGTAGCCCTCAATGTAGGCGTCGCACTTACCGTCGAAGGCATCCGTTTCAACCTGCGTTCGTCCATCGGAAACGGAAATGTGGCATTTGAAATCGGAATCAAGATAGATTGTTTTCACAGTACGCGCCTCCTATTTCATCAATTTAACTTCATCTACAGTAAGCGTTCCCGCTTGGTAATTGGGCAACTCCACAACAAATGTTACGTAGTACGGTCCCGATATTCTAGATACGTCTATTGTAACGGTAGTTGTGCTATTGCTAAAAGTAGTGGATGCAACCTTAGTAGACTCTGTGCCAGCGTTATTAAATCCAGACTGAGTGCTGGCTACTGCGAAGGTGGCGGATCTAGGCGCTGAGTTGCCCTCAACCGCAGCTTTACATGTAGCCACCAACGTAGTGAATTCCGTAAAATCGATTTTATTGATGGTTGCCACGCTAAAGATTTCGCCGTGATTGTAGGGGTTCGTAAATGTAGCTACTAGTTGATCCCCTGCACTGTCTAGTGAACCTTTGCTGTTTAATTGCCAACCACCAGTCACATTGGTAGTATCTGTATTCGGCTTGAATAGGTAGGTATAGTAACTCAGCTCCACAGCCACAGTTTGACCATCTGCAGTGATAGATACAGATTCACTGGTGTTTTCTACCCCATCTGTAGCGGCTGCAGTCCAAGTTCCGGCATTCGGTACGATGCAAGCCCATGTACCACTGGTGTCAGGGGCGGATAGAGTCGTTGTACCGTCAGAGCAAGTACAGGTCGAACCGGCGGGATAGGTGATGTTGATGGTGGCTGCGAAAAATGCAATCATGGTGGAATAATCGGTTGTGACCACAACATTCTTTTGGGCGGTCTTGCCGTCACTGGTGATGGTAACTGTCCACGTCCCGCTTGCAAGCCCCTTGAAGACAACCACGCCGCTGGTGCCGGAGTTCTTGATCTTACTCTTGCCGTCCTTGGAAACAGTCACGGTGACGTTCGCCGGGGCTGTGACGGTAAGAGTG